CTGGACGTGATCATCGAGTCCCAGGAGTTCGCAGAAAGCAAAGCAGCAAACCAGAGCCACACCGGAAACGGACAGCCCGCTCCCGCCGGACCGGTAGACGGCGACGGTTTTATGAATATACCGGACGGCATCGACGGGGAGCTGCCGTTCAACTAAGTAATACAAGGGAGGTGCTACAAAATGGCAGACAAAAAGAGTTTTGTGCTCTATATGGACTACGCTGAGCACCTCGAGCAGCTAACGGACGCCGATTGCGGCATCCTATTCCGTGCGATATTCGACCACATGGATCCTGACAAGCCGGAGCCCACTCTTGCACCTGGCACAGCGGTCGCTATGGCCTATTCATTCATAAGGGCCCAGCTCGACCGCGATCGTCAGGCATACGAGGAAAAATGTGAGAAGAACCGCAAGACAGCTATCGAGGCCGCAGAGCGTCGGAAGCAATCGCAAGCGAACGCAAGCGAACGCCAGCGAACGCAAACGAACGCGGGCAACCGTCAGCATAATGATACTGATAATGATAATGACAATGATACTGATAATGATAATGACAATGATATTGATACAAATATAACACCACCGGCCGAGCCGGATGGTGACGGCGCGAAGAAAGAACCGCTCCAGGATCGTCGCTTCGACGAGTTCTGGAAGCTCTACCCGAAGAAAGTCGGGAAGCAAGCAGCAAAGAACTCCTGGAAGCGCATCAAACCGAACGCCGAGCTATTTGAAAGGATCATGGCAGCAGTCCAGAAGGCAAAGAACTCAGCACAATGGACCAGGAACAATGGCCAGTACATACCAAACCCAGCCACATGGCTGAACCAGGGACGCTGGGACGATGAACTGGAACCGGCAGCAGCATCCGGACCGACCGCACCACAAGGATCCGGCCAGAAATTTGACGCCGGCAGATACCTCAAGGAGAAGCTGGCATCATTCGAGGAGGGATAACATGACAGAAAAGAACGCGACCGAGCTGGTCATGGTGATCGTCAGAGCGTACCCGAACGCGGCACGCTTCGACAGCATTGAGGCCATAGAGGACACAATCGCCCTCTGGGCCACACAGTTCGCAGACGATCCGGTCGAGCTCGTAGCAATAGCAACCAACCAACACATACAGACAAGCAAGTGGCCACCAAGCATCGCAGAGATCCGCGAACTCATGGCCAGATCATCCAACCCTGACCTACTGCCACCAGATCAGGCGTGGCTCCTGGTGAGCGATTTGATCGCCGTCCACGGCGAGTTTGGAGGCGATGCGGCTCTGGCAGATATGCCGGAAATGATACGCCGGGCAGTCGAGTCGATCGGATGGACGCCGCTGATCGAAATGCACCGCCAAGCATACAGAGGCGGGAAGCCAGGACTTGACCGGGTGGCCTTCATGGACCAATACAAGCCAGTATATGAGCGAGAACGTCAGAAAGCTCAGCTCTCCCCTACTCTCAGGAAACAGATCGAGGCCATAGAGGACAGATCGGCAGCGGGAGGCGCAAGGAAGTCACTGGAGATAGCTCGGGCGCGACGCATAGAGCGCGAGAACATATACAGACGGCTGAGCGGGATGCAACCGCTGGCAATTAACACTGAAACCACGGAGCCTTCGCTCCTGGAAAATAAAAACTAAGCCCACAACAAAAAGGAGGTACACACAATGAGCGCAACAAACAGAGGAACCAAAAGAAGGGACAACGACTTCTACCCTACGCCAGACGACGCGATCAACGCACTCCTCGACGCTCTCCCTCTGAGGGGGGGCGCGTACTTGAGCCAGGAGCCGGATCTGGAAACATAGTCAAGGCCCTGAGGAGATACGAAGGCATGCACATCGACGCACTTGAGATACGCGAGGAGGAACGCGAACACCTGGAGCCACTGGCCGACCGGGTGATCATCGGCGACTATATGACGGCCGAGCTCGAACCATACGACCTGATCATCGGCAACCCGCCGTTCTCGGAGGCCATGGCCTTCGTCAAGAGGAGTCTCGAGCTCGTGAAACCTGGAGGCATGGTGATCTTTCTACTCCGCACGGCCTTCCTGGAGTCAGACGCTCGCTTCGAGTTCTGGAAGGATCCAGGGAACCAACTGGCCGGACTCTACACACTACACAAGCGGCCGAGCTTCACAGGAAAAGGAACGGACGCGACAAGCTACTCCTGGTTCGTATGGCAGCCAGGAGGCGACGGGAAACAGACAATAAAAGTAATTTAAGGAGGTACGACATGAAAAACATGGTTTATATATGCTCGCCGTTCAGAGGAAACGGCCAGACAAGTGAAGCGGAAAACATACGCAGAGCGATCAACTATTGCGGAGCCGTGGCAAGACTCCACCCGGAGCTCATACCAATCGCGCCGCACTTATACTTCCCGCTGTTTATGGACGACCACGATCCGGACTGCAGAGCCTACGGGCTGGCCAAAGGCATCGAGCTCCTGAGCTTATGCGACACCATCGCAGTCGAAGGCCTGGGAGTAATGGAGCCGAGCGAAGGTATGGCCAGGGAAATCGAATACGCAAAGAGCCACGGCATCAAGATCGTGGATATTGAATACTTCACAAGACCAAAGACAGCAAAAGACGCTGCAGACAGCGCGGCAACTCCGACACTAATGCCGGCAACATAGGAGGCGCGCATGGGATATAAGCAAAAACATCCGTACTTGAGCCAGATCGTCCAGGTCCTCAGGTACAAGATCAAGGAGGTACTACATGGCAGCAAAAGGGAAAAACCGGGAAGGCTACCCGGATCCGACAGCGAACGAGGCTATCGGAAAAGTGGCCAACTATGAAAGAAGGATAAAAGGCAGACAGTCAAGGATTGCCGGGGATCACTTCGAGAGCATGCTCCAGGCTTCTCTCGACTTCTACCGGGATCTAAACCTGGCATACATAGAAAAGACGCCGGAACCGATGAAACCGATCCGGCCACTAGGACAAGGCCGCTTCGAGGCGTGCTACACGAAAAGCGGACAGCCTGACTTCAAAGGAACACTCACCGGAGGCCGTTCGATCGTATTTGAGGCAAAACACACAGACGGCGACCGGATTGAGGCCAGCAGACTCACAGAAGGACAGATCAAGGCCCTGGAGACACACTACCAGCTCGGCGCTGCTGCTTTTGTCGTTGTGAGCATCGGGCTCCAGGACTTCTACCGGATCCCCTGGGAAGTGTGGAGAGACATGGAAAAGATATACGGACACAAGCACATCAAAAAGACAGAGCTCGAGCCGTTCCGCGTGGCATACATGGCCGGCGTGATCAAGGTCCTGGATGGCGTAGAGCTCGAATATGGAGAGGAAGGCGAAGCAGATGGGGCCAGGGAGAATAATTGAAAACATAAAAAACCACGCGGCCCGCGGGATGTTCTCATTTTGTGGCTGGCCGAAACCGTCGTCGCGGCGCTGGCTGAGTACATAGAAAACCACAAGGAGGAAAAGCATGGAGACGAAACAAGTCTATGACATCGACGCCATAGAAGGCATGAAACACCTGGCCAGCGAGTCGGTGGATCTCATATTGTGCGACCTTCCATACGGAGCAACAGCCAACGGATGGGACACACCGATTGACATGGACGAACTCTGGGAGCAATACCGGAGAATAATCAAGCCGCGCGGCGCCATCGTGCTTTTCGGATCCGGAGCCTTCACTGCAGAGCTAATCATGGCCGGGCGCAGCATGTACCGGTATAGCCTGGTATGGGAAAAGCCAAACGCAACCGGCTTCCTGAACGCGAAGATCATGCCGCTAAGAGCCCACGAGGATCTGACTGTATTCTACAAGAAGCCGCCGACATACAACCCGCAAATGAGCACTGGGCACAAGCCGGTAAACAGATACACAAAGACGAACGACGGCACGAACTACCAGAAAACACGAGCAATCTCCGGAGGAGGAAACACAGACCGGTACCCGAGGTCGGTGCTCCGCTTCGGTTCAGATAAACAGAAAAGCAACATACACCCAACACAGAAACCGATCGCCCTCATCCGATGGATCATCCGGACATACACGAGCCCCGGGGACGTCGTCCTGGATAACGCATGCGGCAGCGGGAGCACCCTGGTCGCTGCTGATCTCGAGGGAAGGGACTGGATCGGCTTCGACAACGGAACATGCAAAAGCAAGCACAAGCAGCTCGACGGCCGCAAGTGGGCCGACATAGCTGCAGAACGAGTAAAGAAAGAAGGAGGAACCACATGAAAGCACACGAAAAACTAGCCGAGGCAATCGAAGCCTCACCACTCTCTCTTGAGGAAATCGCAGAGCGCTCACACGTAACACCGACGGCGCTGAGAAGATACGCCGAGGGGAAAACGAATACCGAGAGGCCCGGAGATCATAAACATCGCCAAAGTGCTCGACATGGATCCGAAGTACATGCCAGGGCATCCGGACAACCCAGCCAGGAAAGACCAGGCTTCTGCGGTCTGATAATGGCAACGTGCCCGGAACCTGAGTCGGAAAACCAGACCGAGGAAGTGTGCGGCCACTGCCCTCTCGCAAAGATGGCCAAAGAATACAGAGAGAAAGCCGAGAAGATAGACAGAGAAGGCAGAGGCATCCGCTATTGACGGCTGAGTACGGCAAGATCATCAAGGCCCTGGAGGCCATCGAGGGGCTCGAAGGTGATCAGGCGGCAGCAGTCGCCGAGGCTTGCGACATCATAAGTGACTACGATGTACTATATGCAACGACTACACCGGCGGACATGAGAGAGATCCCAAGGACGAAAGCCTGGGAATGTGCTCACCTAAGCCAGATCGGTGAGGAAATTGCAGCCAGGAACGGCCTGAGCTTCGAGCTAATGGGCGTGAGCGACAACTACTTCAAGTACATAAAGCAAGAGGTGGAAAGCGACGCGACATTCCTGGCAAAAATCGCGATGCTCGAAGGCGCTGCCCTGGTTATATTCGACGGCCGGATCATAATGGCCAAAGAAAAAGACCTGGAGGCAGCGGATCCAGTGGCGGAACTCGACACAAACGGCTCATTTATTGAGATTTTTGACCATTCCGCCAGAGCCTTCGGTTCCGCACTGATCAGTGTCGGACAATTCAAAGGCGCATACACAGCAAATAACGGAAGCTCCAGAAAACTCACCGAAAGGCCTGGAAACCTCCAAGCATCCAGCAGCGCCGAGTGCATGATATACGCAGCCGGGCTTCTAAGATACAAAAACAAGGGCCTCACTGGCCTGAAAATGACAACCGCACTCTCTCCGGAAATACCGGCCGGAGTGACGTGTACCCTGGGCGGATCCTCAGCGCCTAGCGGATGGACCGGGACATTGTTCGTGCATCATATCCGGCACGAGTTCCACAAGAACCAGAGCACGGTATTCCTGAGGAAACCACTGGAGGGATATTGATGATCGCAGACAAAGGCATAGTCCTCAGTGTCGGAGAGGGAAACAACCAGAACATGGCCAGAGTAGCGCCGATCGACAACATCGACGCCGTGAGCATGTTCTACAAGATACCGAAACACCTATATGCTACGGCGGGAAGATCCCAGACGAGAACATTCTGGCCAAAGTCCTGGCATCGTGCTCAGCGGACGACGTGAGACCTCTCACCGACCAGGTGAAGGTAAAAGCTCCAGACGTTGAGACCTACGACATAGAGCTCACATACTACACCACAGAAAACGACGAGAGCTCGTGCATCGAGACGATCGAGGGCTCCGGTGGAGCTATCGACAAGTATGTATACTGGCAAGGCGCAGCGCTCAACCGCGACATCAACCCGGACTACCTTCGCAAACTGATCCTGGCCCCGAACTGGGCCGACGATCTCACTGGCGCGGTCCGCGTCGAAATAACAAAGCCAGAATACAAGGACCTAAACAAGACCACGGTCGCACAATGGAGCGGCGTCGCTAATGTCAGCCACGTGATCACTGACAGCAAGTAAAGGAGGGATCGCATGGGCTTCGCACTAGAAAACACCAACACGCTCAAGCTCCTCCCTGGATGGATGCGCGACGATGATGCGGTTCAGGCTCTCGCTGGCGCTTGCGATATTTTGTTCCAGGGAGCAGCGAAAAGGATCAAAACACCGAGAACCTGGGATCAGATCGATAACCTCACAGACGAGGAACTCGACGAGCTTGCCTGGGAACTCAACATAGACTGGTGGCAGAGTTCCTGGAGCCTGGAGCAAAAACGCGCGACCGTAAAGGTAGCAAGGCAGATCAAGGCAAAGCGCGGTACCAAATGGGCCGTCGAACAACTGATAACGGCCAGCTTCGGCACCGGATATGTCAAGGAATGGTTTGAGGAAGGCGAAAACGGCGAGCCGTTCACCTTCAAAGTCCTGACGACGAACCCGAACATCGGGGACGAAGGTATGGAAAACTTCAACCGGCAGATCAACCAGGCAAAAAACGAGCGCTCGCACATGATCGGCGTCTACTACTTCGAGGAAATCGGCGTCACGATCGAGGCAGATCCTCGAAAGATGGCCCACGTGTTTGAGTATGTCAGATGCGGAACGGTTCCGCGTCCGGCAGCAGTCGGCGCGATCGACAAGACGGTGATCAGCGCAAACGCCAAGGCTATGAGCCACGGCTTCGAGTACACAAAAGCTGGCGACGGAACAATAACCGGAACATACCCGGGGCGCGGAACTCTCGGAGCAATCGACAAAGGGACCGTCCAGGTGGATCCGGAGTCAATGCCGCACGGCTTCGCATATATTGAGGCCGGCGACGGAACCGTGACCGGTACCTACCCGAGACAGATGCAGCAAGGAGAAATCACGACGCAAGCCGTCGAGGCCGACGCTGCTGCCGCTCTCTCTCACTTCGACTACGAAAGGAAAGCCGGAACGGTTCCGGGAGTCTCCACGCTGGGCGAGATCTCCAGAATTGCATCGGAGACAGCGGGCACGACAGTCGTGCACTGTTTCACATACAAAAAATGCGGCACAACCAAGTGCGGCGAGTAACCCACCAACGGAAAGGAGGAAACGCGATGGCGCAATTTTTCTCTAATGGCTTTATGAATAGACGACGAGCCCAGTGGCTCAGGGCAATCCATGAAGTCAAGGTCAGATCATCCGGGACATGGTATACCGGAGAGATCCAGAAGAAAGAAGTCAGTGGCGACACGTTGATCATCAACGTCGTGTTCTCGGACCTGGATGCGAGAAGCTGCCATATTGACCGCTCACAGATCACGGACACATACGGCGAAGTGATCCACGAGCAGACTGAAAACATCCAGAAGGCAACCGGTCAGGGCACAATGCTCCAGATCAAGGTACCGATCAAAGAAACCACATAAGGAGGCGAGAACATGTACCAGGAAACAAAGTGGCAAGACCAGATCAAGGACGTCAACACTGGCGAACTGATCCAGGAAGGAACCGACCAGAGTGCCGGCAACTTCAACAACCTCGAGCACGGCGTTTCTGACGCTCACCTTGCCGCCCTGATCCTCAGCGTGGGTATGCTTCCAGCAATTCGCGCAAACGAGGTCGAGGTCAAAGAGGTGACACTCAAGAACACCAGCAAGAGCATCCCGTTCAACAACAGCACACAGTCGATCGCTCTGGCTAACAAGCGCGACTCAGCCAACTACGACGTAGAGATCCAGGTCGTAGAGGCAACCGGCACCGGTATCGTCGGAGTGTTTGACATCACCGACAAGATGCTGAACGGCTTCAAGTTAGCATACAGCGGATCGGCATCAACCGTAACCGTAAAACTCACAATCAAAGGAGGTAGCAACTAATGGCAGTTAAAACCAACCCAGTGACCGTCGTTGAGAAGAACGAAGGCACAAAGATCGAATACGAACAGAATGGCACCAAACTCTATTTTGACGACCAGCTTATGATCAACGCCGCAAAGTTCCAGAAGGACTGGCCGGTACACGTCGACGTGTGCATGGACTCAGATCGGAACCTTTGCACCGGAGTCGCTGACGGCCTCTACTATGTAGCGCAGATCGACATCCCGGCGATCCAGAAGGAAATTATTGAGCCTGAGGAGGAAGGCGGCGAGTCTACCGTCAATATCATCCCGCTCGACATGGCTGACGTAGTTTTGACACTCTGGAGCATCGACCAGCTTGCTCTGGCCGTACAGTAAAGGAGGAAAAACATGAAACCTAATTTTGATTTATCAAACCTGGCGCTCCAGATGGCGTGCCCTAACAACGAACTTTTATATGACGACAAAGGGATGCCTTCCGTTATGGTCAAGATCCCAAAATTCAAGATCAGCGACGTGATCGCCGGAGGATCCAGTTCAACGCATCCAGCCTTTATCGTGAACGGCCAGGAAGTGGACGCGATCTATATCAGCAAATTCCTCAATATCGTTGACAACGGCCGCGCGTACTCATTACCGGGCCAGGATCCGACCGCTTCTCTCAACTTCGACCAGGCCGTTCAGTATTGCACAGCCAAAGGAGAGGGCTGGCATCTTATGACTAACGCCGAGTGGGCTGCCATTGAGCTCTGGTGCTTAAAAAATGGCTTTATTCCTAACGGCAACAACTACTTCGGACACGATGCAAAGGAAAGCAACTACAAGGCAATCCCGTCAATGGCCAGAGACAGCTCCGGAAGGGTTCAGAGAACAGCAACCGGTACCGGTCCGGTATCATGGTATCATGACAACACTCTCACCGGTATCGCTGATCTCAAGGGCGACGTTTGGGAGTGGTCCGGCGGCTTCCGTACAGTTTACGGAGAAGTTCAGGTACTCGCCAACAATGACGCTGCTGATCTCGACAATCCTCAGAGCGCAACAAGCGCACACTGGAAGGCGATCGACGCAACCACTGGCTCTCTGATCACTCCAAACGGAGAAGGAACGACAGCGAACAGCATCAAGATCGACAATGTGAGTGGCAAGATCCAGTACGTGACAACGATCGCGAATACAAAAGGAGCGTTCAACTGTAAATTTAAGGAGATCACGTGCGCTTCTACTATTGCGGCAGCAGCTCAGGAAGTGCTCAAAGCGCTCGGCTTGCTTCCTACTGACACATCGGCAGACCTCGGATCTGATTGCCAGTGCTATGTAAATAACGCCGAGGCAGAGCGCTCGCTGTGTCGTGGGGGCCGCTGGGACGGCTCTGCGGCTGGTTTGTTCTCTTTCAGCGGCGACAGTGACCGCTCGCTTGTGGTCGGCTACATCGGCTTCCGCTCCGCTTTTGTAAAATTGCCAAACTGATCAACCTGATTATTCAATAGGCGCCGAAGGGCGCCGGGCCTAACAGCAGCCAGAAAGGAGGTACCATGTCAGACCTCAAGCTAGAACAAAAGATCAACCGGATGATCTCAAAGACCACCCTATGGATCTACAACATGCCAAAGCCAGACAAGTACACCATGGGCGCTGAGATCCGGCGCTCAGAGTGGCGCATGCTGAGGCTTGCGATCCTAGCCAACACGGCCGACGGGAGCAAGCGGCCATACCAGACCGGCATCGACAAGGAGCTCGCGGTTCTCCGCGGCTTCATCGATCTGGCTGTAATGCCAGAAAACCACCTGATCAGTCAGGGCGCCCACGGTGAATGGACCGAAATGCTCGACGAGATCGGCCGGATGCTGGGCGGGTGGATCAAAAGAACGAAATAAAACCAACGGGTGCGTGCCGTGTAAATCGTGGCGCTCGGTGTATCGTGGGGGCAACTGGAACAACTCTGCGAATGGTTTGTTCTCTTTCAACGGCAACAATGACCGCTCGAATGTGAACAGCAACATCGGCTTCCGCTCCGCTCTGATCTATTTGCTGAGATCCGGGACCTCAAGGGGAACCGGCAGCGGTCAGACAAAAGGGGTGCGCATCCATGCACGAGGATCATCGTGCTAAAGATATATCGCCCGCGTGGGCGTGTTCGCCATGTAGACCAGCCGGATCCGGACCGTCACGCATGGCAAAAAACAAAAAGAGGAGGAGCTCCATGGAAAATCTCAATATTTTTGAGAGGATCGTGAGCTGGAAAAACCTACTCGACGCATATCATCACGCGGCCGCTGAAAAGTGGTTCCGTGACGACGTTGCGGCGTTTAGTGCATCCCTAGGCAAGAACCTCCTGAAAATACAAAAATCGCTCCGGCTAAAGTATTACCAGGTCGGGAACTATCGCGAGTTCTATGTGTACGAACCAAAGAAAAGGCTCGTCATGGCTCTGAACTTCCCGGATCGAGTCGTACAGTGGGCGATCTACCTCCAGCTCAATCCGATCCTGGACCGCCAATTCTACTACCACAGCTATGGCTGCAGAGTTGGAAAAGGAACGGCCAAAGCGGCCGACAAGCTCCAGGACTGGATGCGCCTGGTGGATAGAAAACCAGACGACTGGTACTATCTCAAGCTGGATATTTCAAAATATTTTTATAGAGTGGACCACGCGGTCCTTCTCGACATCCTAGCGAAGAAATTCCCGGGCGAGGACGATCTCCTCTGGCTAATGGATCGCATCATAAATTGCGAGCACACAGCCTTCGGACTTCCACCAGGGAAGAACGTCGACGAGATTGATCCGAGCGATCGGCTCCTGGATGTAGGGATGCCGATCGGAAACCTTACGAGTCAACTCCTGGCCAATGTGTGCCTGGATCAGCTCGACCAATACATCAAACACGAGCTACATGCTCACTACTACGTCCGGTACATGGACGACATGGTGATCCTACACAACGACGCCAAAGTTCTGAATGAATGGAAGCGCCTGATCGAGAAGTATCTCAACGAAGTCCTCCACCTGGAGCTCAACGATAAGACAAGCCAAAGCCGAGAACATGATCAAGCTCGACATCGAGCGCAAGAAGCTCGGACTAAAAACAAGCGACGGTCCTGGAGACCAGGACCAAACAGATCCGGACATAGATCCGGAGGAATAGGAGGTACAATATGACAGAAACACAGATCAGGCAGAAAGTGGTAAACCAAGCCAAGAGCTGGCTCGGATGCAAGGAGTCAGACGGATCCCACCGCAAGATCATCGACCTCTACAACAGCCACAAACCGCTCGCCAGGAGCTACGCGGTAAAATACACCGACGCATGGTGCGCGACGTTCGTCTCAGCGACTTCGATCGCTTGCGGATATACTGACATCATGCCGACCGAGTGCGGCTGTGGTAAAATGATCGAGCTCTACCAGAAGCTCGGACGCTGGGAGGAGAACGACGCATACAAGCCGGAACCTGGCGACGTTGTTTTCTACGACTGGGACGACAATGGAGTCGGCGACAATAAGGGAGCATCTGACCACGTCGGCATTGTTGAGAAAGTGGTCGGCACTACTATCACCGTTATCGAAGGAAACTGCAGTAACTCAGTCAAGAGGCGCGAGATCCAGGTAAATGGTCGATATATCAGAGGATACGGATTGCCAGCCTTCGAGAAAAAGGCGACCAAAGAGGACTCGGGCGCAAAGCTCTCGGTCGAGGAAGTTGCAAAGAAAGTAATAAACGGCGACTACGGAAACGGAGTGGCCAGAAAGAGCAAGCTCGAAGCTGAGGGCTACAACTACGCAACCGTCCAGGCTAAGGCCAACGAGATCCTCAGAAGCGGATCCACATCGACACCATCCAAGAAGGAAACCTATGCGATCGGCGACAAAGTCAAGGTCAACGGGTATATTTACGCATACGGCTCAGGAAAAGGTAACAAGATCAAAAAGAACAACGAGACCATGTACGTCGTGGGCCTCGTTGACTCCAAGACCTACGCATTTTCGATCGGAGTCGCAGCAAAGAAGGGCGGCGTTCGCCAGGGATGGACCAACAAAGCAACGCTCACACATGCAGACTAAGGAGGTACCAGGACTATGATGCAGAACATCGGAAACATATTGATCGGGATCGCGGTTGTGATTGCCGTGATCTTTGTGCTCAACTTGCTCAATAAGGCGGCTGAGTATCTCGAAGCCAAAGCTCTGGAAGCTGGCCGCGAGGATATTGCAGCTCTGATCGGAATGGCTAACAGTGCCATCACCCAGGCCGTGGCGTATGTCAACCAGACATACGTCGACAGTCTCAAAGCTGCCGGAAAATTCGACAAAGAGGCCCAGGTCGCAGCCTTTAACAAGGCGGTGACTGCTGCCGAGCAGATGCTCACGACTGACGTCAAGGACGCGATCATTGAAATGTACGGAGAACTCTCGAAGTATCTGGAGACAAAGATCGAGGAGACATGCAGATACCTCAAAACGGAGCCGAAAAAGCTCGAGGCGGAGAAAGATGCGGACACTGCAGTAAAAGCCGCCAGTGTGGCCGCTACGGTCGCCACGACAGCGATCAAGCAACTCAACGCAGAGGCACGAGCATCCACTCCGGTCAAGCCCGACGAGAGCGCGGACCGTTGCGTCGTGTGCGGTGAAATCGTTCCGGAAGGTACTCAGGTGTGCAAGTCGTGTCAGGACAAAGCACGCCCGGCCACAATTCAGGAATAACGGCGGCAAGTTATCCACATTTTCACATAGTAAAAGTGCACAAAAAGAACCCGGGGAGAGATCCCCGGGCCTTTTTTATTGTGTTTTTTCTGCTAGAGTCAACCGAAACGCAAAAGCCACGAACCCGCTATATATAAGCGGTCCGACCGTGTTCGGATAAGACTCATTTAGTGGAGCTGGCGGGAATTGAACCCGCGTCCGAAGACTTTTCCATCATAGCATCTCCCATTACAGTCGCTTTACTGACATTCCCTCAGATTCCCGCCAACCGACAGGCTGAAACCCTTAGTAGCTTCATGAATCTTTTACTGTGTCAAAGCTTTCACAGCAAAGTTCCCCACTGGTTTGATGCCTTATCCTAAGCCGTGAGTCAACTTAGGTAAGACAGCTGCCATTAGGCAGCGTACGCTAACTTATTGTCTGCGTTTATATTTAGTCCAAGTTTTTAGATGGTCCTGGTCCATCAATGGCTTCCATGATTTCTAAATCCCCGTCGAAACCAGTACAACCCCTGATTACGGGTGCCATAACGGCATATATGTGAGTCAGATACTTAACCGGTATCTGTTTACTCCTCTGTTTCAGAAGAACTCTCTTCTGTGTCGGTACCTAGTACCTCATCTACGTTATCTTCATTCACTGTCTCAACGTCAGAACCAACGGCATCTTCTACAGCCTTCGTTACCTCATCTTCCGTCGTCTCGGATTCTGTTGTCGCTTTGGTTGTTCCAAGACCAGAAATCTCAGATGCATAATTCTCATCAATATAATTACCAATGTATGCTTCTACCGTAGAATCTCCAACAAACTTCGGCTGATTCTTATATATCTTAATCCCGGTTGGAACGCCGACTGCTGCGCCAATAATAAGTGCCACAATAATGCACTTCACAGTCAACCGCACTTTACGTTTTCTTTCTATCTCTTTTCGATGCTGTTTCTCATATTTTCTTTTATCTACTTTTTCCTGACTCAT